GTCCGGTCCCCGGCGTATGCGGATCACCCGCTATCTGTTGAATGAAATTTTCGAACAGCGATGAATACTTCCTACCACGTCACCGACACGGCTCAAATGCCGCCATCCACTCGGAAAGAACCCTCGGAAGAGTATTACTTCTTCGAGAGCACCCGTTTCAACCGGCCGCAAACGACAATTCATCTGACCGATCAGGAGATTCGGACTTTCGCCAAACGCATCGCCGATTACATCACCCAAAGGACATTTTCGGGTCCTATGGAATCTTTCGACTTTCAGATAGAATATCACGGCGTTGCGGTGCAAGGACGCTATACGGTGGAAACCGAGCGGCAGGGCGCGGTGCATTCGATGGGAATGACGGAATGGATCGACGTCCCGATACGGGAGGAAACGAGCATAGCGAGCGCCTGGTGTACGGCCACGGACGAGGAGGTTCCCCGGGTGCTGGAGAAACTGAATGAACTTTTAAAATAGCTGACATGAA